ACTTGCCTTGTATTTGAGGGTTGATGGTGCTAAGTGTTCCCATTTCTCCCCATAAGGACTCTGTTCCTTTTGGAAGTTCTCATCGGTTGATGCCACCATAAACTGCCCAACTTTATGCAGTTCGGGGGTGAGGTTCTGAAACTTTTTGATTAATTTATTGAGGTAATTCTGAGCTTGGTTGGCGACAAGTTTTAGGGTTAGCACACTTAAAGCCCTCTTTTTTGGTTTTCTGGCTTTTGACTACTTTCCGTCTTTTGTGCAGCCAACCGTTTCTTGTCTTCAAGTAGACTATTATAGGCTACAACCTCATCAAGAACTCGGGTTTTTTCCAAATCGGTAAGTTTTTTGTAGTTCATCTAGTACCTGTTCATATGTTTCTTTTATTATTTTAGCAGAACCTTTTTGGTTGTTAGTCAATTTTTCTGCTGCTTGATTCAAAAGCGTCGAAACTTTTCCTGTTAGCATTTTTTCTTGATCAAATGCCCCTAGTGCTTTTTCTGCAATGTCAGCAATCTCGCTCGACTCCTCTACATTGATTTTATTTCCCGCTTTAGCCAAATCCGAAGCGGCTTTTGATTTTCCAACAGTTGAGAATAGACGCTTTTCCCTTTGCAACTGTCTTTTGATAGCAGACTGAATTTGAGCTTTCTCAATAGCCAAAGAGCGAGATTCGGGGGAAAATCCTAACAAGTCAAATAAACCGCCTTGAGATTCGGTTACGGTTGGGGCGTTTGTTACCATGTCAGACAATTCCTCTATGGTGTCATTGGTGATCTTTTTGCCTTTTTTCTCTTCTTTCTCCACTAACTCTAGCAAGTCCTGTTGTTGGCGGTGATCTTTTATTTTAGAACCAATTACAACAGCCCTTTGTTCGGGGATTTGACCCTGTACCACTCTATTAAATAGAGAGTCACTTAGACTGGCTAGAGCCAAGCCGTCTTCGGCTATTTTCTCCCTCATGGGAACTCCCTTTTTCTCTAAGTCTTGTTTTGTTAAACCAGAATCTCTAAAGAATTTAGCTGCATCCTGAGCATTTCCCCGACCTTCTGCAATATTGGTTAACGCACCAATAGCACGGGCTTCCTCTGGAGATTTAGCATCAATTAATTTTACAGTGACGGATTCGGCATTTAGTTTTTTAGCTAATGCCAATCGGTTGTGACCATTTACGACATAAACACCGCCATCTTTAGGATCTTGCCAAACTTGAAGGATGCCACCCAGGTTAGGATCCCACGTTTTAACTCCCGATAAACTCCCGACTTCTCCCGACTTGGTTTGCTCTCCAATAATCTTATATTGAAAACGTTTAGGATCTACCTGAATTTTACTAGGGTCGGCTTCAGCTATTCCCGAAGACAAGACTTGATCCGCCCCCAGTCGAGAAGCAGCATCATCCCACTTTCCGGCTGGTTTCGGTGTTAATTTATTATTCTCTTGTCTCTTAGTTGGATCGTCTACCTCCTGAACTTTTATTGTTTTTTGTTTTACTGCCTTTTGTTTTACTGCTTTCTGTTTTGGAGTCTTATCGGCTTTAGCTTTAGGTGTTTTTTCTGGCTTTAAGTCATTAGGAGAGTTGTCAGAATTTTCATAATCGGGCGGCTTCGGGGTTAGTTTATTATCTTCTTGCTTCTTGGTTGGATCATCCTGAGCATCCTTAAACCCTCCCGCCATCGCCTTAACCTTGTCTATTTTCTCTTGAGATGGTTTGTCGGGGGGATCTGATTTACAGTTCTTATTTAGACTGATGCAAGCCTTCCCGCAATTGTAAGATGTGTTGCCACACTTAGGTTTTTCCTTCCTAGTAGTCTTAACTGCATCATACCGATAGGTGTACCCTTTGGAAAATTCTTCCCACGCCACGGGGTTAGTGTCCGCGCTGTCTATTCTTTTCCAGGTAAACGGCTTAAAACTTATGGAGTCATCAATCGTAAATTCAAATATACGGGGTCGGGAGGCATCCTTAAATCTACCTTTAATCACATTCCCATTGCCTACTTCAAAATCAACGACCATCACGGGGGAGTTGTAGACGAATGGAAGTGATAGGACTTGCGCGATCGCCAACTTCATTTGAACTTCAGTGGGAATCATATTAGACTGGTTTGCTTTGATGACGGGAGTTGCAATCATAATATTTTAATCGGTGGGTGTGGGGTAATTTAATTTACCAATCTTCAGAGCCGTTAGCTACAAATCGAGCCGCCCGTTTCTTCTGTTCTTCAGTGGGTTCCTTTTTGGGTTTAGGAGTCTGTTTCTTGTCTGATTTGGTTGACATTAATGTCCTTTAATTAAATTTCTTCAGTTTGTACATATAATATGCCATCTTTCTCGGTAACACTCTTGACTTTATGTCTGGCATCTTTTGCGACAAGTACCTCGGCTTCACTCTCTTTGTACCGACTTAGTTTCTCAATGGACGCACCCGTTTTATTGACCGAGCTAACAATAACGCCCGCCAATGTTTTATTGGCTTTACGCATCATGGGGTTTGTATATACCCAGGCAACGGACTCTTTAGAAGTCCAAGAGGCATGGGCATTTTGATTGTCTAATACCCCATTTTCGTCCCCTTTAATCCATTCCATTGCCTCCTCTCTGTTATTAAAAACTATCCCCCTGTGAATATCACCATTATAAGGTGTTGAGTTCCTTACATAATCAGAAATAAGCTCTGCTTTCTTGTTAAACTTTCCCTTTTTTTGATCATTCCGAATATCGTTAGAGCTACGAGACCAACCAGAAACAGCAGCAACGGTATCCTCAGCCTCTTTCATGGTCATTGCCTTCCCAGTTTTTACCGCCGCATCATAATATTCCTGAGCATTTTTAGGGGCTCCTTCGTGGGTTCCATCCCCTATTAATTTAGGAGCATCTTTAACTATTTCCTCTTTCGGAATTAGAGGGGATTCTTGTTCTTGCGATCGCACCTCTTGAACTTTTATTGTTTTTTGTTTTATTGCTTTCTGTTTTGGAGTCTTGTTAGCTTTAGCTTTAGGTATTTTTTCTGGCTTTAGATCGTTAAGGGAGGCAGGAATAGATGCTGGTTTGGGTTCTGATTGTGATTTTTTCACCCCTTTTTTCTTTAACTCATGTTTAACACCATCAGCCAAATGAACTAAATCAACATTTCGCTTTCCATCCCCTTTATGTGCTTTTATCTCTATTGTTGCTGACCCATAGGGACGTGCTTTGCTTGGACTATTGACTTTATAAACCTTTACTTCACCCACTCTTAATCCGGCGTGAAGTGCTTCGCCTCTTTCTCTAATCCCTGTATCTACAACTCCATTATTTTCATCAATAGCCCTCGCTATTTCTTTTATCCCTTCATGATCTCTCATCCAGTTGTCAGAACCAAGACTTTCTAGGAATTTAGCCCCCGCACCCTTAACTCCTGTTGAATTGGGGGTTTGAGATTGTGATTTCTGGTATTTCTCAACTTTTTCGATAAGATCGTCCATTCCGATATCGGTCAAACCTTTAAGGCTTTCTCTTGTTAGGTTTTTTGATTTTAAATAATCATCTAAGGCTGCTTTAAATTGCTTGTCTTCAGCAGCTAATCTTGCCTTTTCCACTTTTCTTTTAGCTAAACCCTCTTTACCTCCCTCAATCAACGCTTTTATGTCGCCAGATTCCATCTCTTGAGACTTTCCTTGTGCGATTTCTCTAACAAGTCTTCTAGCCCTAAGAGATGCGTTTCTATCACCCTTTTTGAAGTCAATTGTCTCATTACGTCCGTCTGCGTCGTATAACCTGAGTCTTTTTAAATTAGGGCTGGCTGGATGATCCGTTAATCTAGCACCCACGATAACCCGTGACTTTTCTTGACCTTCCGCCTTGACAGACCAAGGGATTCCCTGAACAGATCCGTCTGGTTTCACAGTCCTCCAACCTTCCATTATTCCTGGCCCCGAATCAATATTGAGGTCGGGTTGTTTTTTGTCATAATTTTTTTGATCTTCACTGGGAGATATTTGCGCTATTTTTGCGTTTTTTTCTAAGTTAAGCAACTGTTGGGCGGATGATAATTTTGTGGTGTAAAGACTTTCAAACGACCTTTTATCAGAGTCACTTACATCAGCATCCGGTTTTGGTTGTGGGTTTTGCTTGGCCTTATCCCCTGCTGAATTGGGGGCTTGTTTGGGCGCAGAAACGGGCGGTTTTGGCGTTAACTTATTATCTTCTTGCTTCTTAGTTGGATCGCCCTGAACAGCTTTAAACTCCCCCGCTGCGGCTCTGAGTTTATCAACTTTCTCCTGGGATGGTTTATCAGGGGGATCTGATTTGCAATTCTTGTTTAAGCCAATGCAGGCTTTGCCGCAGTTATAGGAGGTATTGCCACACTTAGGTTTTTCCTTTCTGACGGTCTTAACTGCATCGAATCGGTAGCAATACCCTTTAGAGAAGTCTTCCCATGCCATCGGGTCAACGTCGCTATCCGTTCGCCTCCAGGTGAACGGCTTGAACGTGATAGAATCCCCAATCTCAAACTCAAAAACACGGGATCTAATGGCATCCTTAAACCGTCCCTTGATGATGTTTTTATTGCCTACTTCAAAATCCAGAACGATAACCGGAGAGTTGTAGGCAAATGGCATCGACAAAACTTGAGAAATACCAAGTTTCATCTGCACTTCCGTAGGAGCAGCATCAAGGCGACGGGGATTTTGACGGTTTAAGGTTGTGACCATTGTTTTTGAGATAAACTAAATTTTTTTGTACGGGTGCGGGCTGGGGAGTTTACCAGTCTTCCGGCCCTTGAGCTACAAAACGTTTGGCACGTTCGCGTTTTTCTTCTTCTGTCAAATCGTCATAACTTCTTTTCGGATATTTTTTCTCCATTCTCTTGTCAAATTCCTGCAATGTCTCCCCTTCCCCTAAAACATCCTCATCTTCATCTACAACAGCAGGGGGAACGGTTTTAATTTTCTTCTGTCCTTCAACAGCAGTTTTTTTAGCTTTCATAATTGATTTTCCTTTTTAATGCGATGAGTCTATTGTACTTTGTTTTTGCTTAATTAAGTTCGCTTCTACCAATATTGAGATATGCTTGGGCGATCGCTAACTTCGCTTGGATTTCTGTTGGCGGAGCATTAAATCTTGATTTTTGTCTATAAAGTATAAATGTCATTTTTTATAAATAGATTTTAGGGATTACTACCTAAACCTTGATTGGCTTAGGCAGTATAAATTTAAACGTAAACGCGAGAGGCAAACTCTAGTTCAATCGTGTCAAACAAGGTTTTCCCTGACACGGTAATTGGGGCAGTGGGGGTTACTTTTCGCAAGTAAGCACTGTAAATAATATAGTTTGCAAAAGCCATGTTTGTGCCAACCGGCTGATTGTCAATTAAGTTTTGGACATTTTGGGTTCTCTCGGTTTCAAACGTATCAAGATCAGTGTCAACAGCACCCTGAATTGTTAATGTCACGGATTTTTTTACAAGAGGGATGACC